CTTACGTTTCTCACATTAGGTTATATAACTTAATGATATATATTACTAAATATAAAAACGTAAGTATATACGTAAGTAGTAGCCTATCAAATTCCCCCACAACCATGACGAACCTTTCCAATTGTCGTTAACAAAACTAGATGTGGTCATGCCGATGTGGGTTTATTTTATTAAGGTACAGAAGAACTATGACTATTCAAGCTACAAAGTACAGTGAGATAATCGCTAAGAAAGTTACTGAAGGCATCAGGAATGGTGTCTCTGTAAAAGATATTATGGGGTCGATCCAGCAATATCAAAATGCTCCTTCTAGTTCAGCTACATTCTATAAGTTGTACGGAGAACTAATATCACAGACTAGAGCAGATATAATAGGTAAGATAGGTAATGTCGTTATCAACAGTGCATTACAAGGCGACTTTAAAGCCGCAGAGTTTTACTTAAGATCTAAAGGTGGATGGTCGCCTAACAGTACTGTGAATGAAGTAGAGCAAGAGGCAGATCCAGATGAAGATCTAGCCGCAGTAGATAGCGTTATGTCTCTACTAGGAAAGAATGTAAATCCCGATGAAGATAACAGCTGATGACTTAAGAGCATTACCCGATGCAGAAGTACACAGAATACTAAAAGAGATTGGACCTGCAAAGGCTGATGAGCTTAGGTATGATTGGAACTTCTGGGCTAGACCAGATCAACTAGAACCGAAAGGTGACTGGACAACATGGTTAGCATTAGCTGGTCGAGGGTGGGGTAAAACTCGCGCTGGAGCAGAATGGGTAAGACATCGCATTAAGAAGGGTGACAAGATTGTTCATTGTGTCGCACCAACTAAAGGTGATGTAAGAAGAGTTATGGTAGAAGGAGACAGTGGACTTTTAAACGTCTGCTGGAAAGGTGATAAAACATATAGAGGTAAACACTTAGGTTTCCCTATTTGGTCGCCAACTAATAGTACACTAACATGGGAGAATGGAGCTAAGGCTGTTTTCTTCTCTGCGGAAGATCCAGAACGACTTCGTGGTCCACAGGCATACAGTGCTTGGACTGACGAACTTTGCGCTTGGCGCAATGCACAAGAGACTTGGGACATGATGATGTTCGGTCTACGTCTAGGACGTAAGCCACAAGTCTTTGTAACAACAACTCCCAAAACAACAAAACTGCTAAGAGGTATTATCGCTGATGATAAGACACTTATTAGTACAGGAAGCACCTTTGATAATGCGGCTAACTTAGCTGGCACTTTCTTAGATGCAGTTAAGAAGACCTATGAAGGCACACGTCTTGGTAGGCAAGAATTATATGCAGAAGTATTAGACGAAGCGTCAGGTGCGCTTTGGAATAGGAAACTCCTACATTCATGTGAGATAGACAAGGACGAAGTTCCTCAGTTAGCACGTATCATAATTTCCATCGACCCTGCGGTTACATCGAATACTGATAGTGATATGACTGGTATGATTGTCGCTGGCATAGATGTTAATGGAGTAGCCTACGTATTAGAAGATCACACTGATCGTTACACACCGCAACAATGGGCATCTAAAGCCATTGAGTTATATCGTAAACACATGGCTGACCGCATAGTAGCGGAGAAGAACCAAGGTGGAGATATGGTGCGTCACACTCTGCACACTGAAGACGAAAACGTGCCAGTCAAACTTGTACACGCAAGTAGAGGCAAAATGGCTCGTGCTGAACCTGTCTCTGCTTTATATGAGCAAGGTAAAGTCAAACACGTCAAAGGATTGAATGATTTAGAGGATCAGATGGTACAGTGGGAACCTTTAGGGTCCACAGGCTCACCAGACCGTCTTGATGCAATGGTATGGGCTATAACGGATCTATCACTTAATGGATATGCAAAACCACAGCTAGTTCTGGCATATTCTAACGCTAAAGGCTTAAAGTAAAATGGTAAAGAAACTCTCACAGACGGAATCGACAGCGATACTAGGTATCTCTGGTGAAAATACAATTAACGGTCAGATAAGGTCTGATGAGTTTCTGCCTGAGTTACGAGGCAAAAAAGCGATACGAAAGTACCGTGAAATGCGTGATAATGACAGTACTATTGGTGCAGTTATGTACGCTACAGAACAGGTTTTGCGCGATGTAGACTTAAAAGTATGTCCTTGTGACGATTCTGAGGAAGCTAAACGCGAAGCTGAATTTGTTGAGAGTGTTTTATGTGATATGGATCATACGCTAGACGATCACATAGCTGAAGCTCTATCTTGTTTGTCGTATGGCTTTGCATGGTTCGAAGTAGTATACAAACGCAGAGTTGGTCCTACTCAATCAAATGATAAGAAGAGATCTAAGTATACTGATGGTAGAATGGGTGTACGTAAGATAGCAATGAGAGCGCCTTGGACAGTATCTAGGTTTGATGTAGATAATAAGACTGGTGACATACAAGGTGTCTATCAAGATGGTGGTTATGCAGGTACTACGAAACATTATATCCCTTCTCGTAAGAGCTTGTACTATCGTACTACTAGCCTTAACGGAGATCCTAGTGGGCGTTCTATCTTGCGTAACGCTTATACTTCTTATGAGTATCTTAATAACTTACAAGCTATTGAAGCGATTGCTGTAGAGCGAGAGTTAGCAGGTATTCCAGTAGCACGTATTCCATCGGAGTACCTATCCCCAGATGCTACATCATCACAAGTACAGTTTAAGTCTAATCTTGAGCAGATACTACGTGACGTTAAGTTTAATGAACAAGGTTACATAATTACTCCTTCAGATACATACCCTGATAAGGATGGAAGTCCTACTAATATTAGGTTAGTTGATGTGGAGCTTATGTCTTCAAGTGGTTCTAGGAACATAGACATTGACCCCATAGTAAAAAGGTATCAACACGATATTGCTAGGAGTGTCTTGTCAGAGTTCCTAATGCTTGGTAGTCAAGGCGGTTCATACGCTTTGTCGAAGAGCAAGACAGACTTGTTCCTCCGCGCACTTGAGAGTTACATCCAGCAAATTGTCGATGTCCTCAATAAGCAATTAGTCGAGAGACTGTGGGAGTTGAACGGTCTGGACTATTCGTTGATGCCGACTATCGAAGCTGGCGATGTTGCACCTCACGACTTACGTGAAATTGCAGGGTTCTTGCGTAACCTTAACGGCGCAGATATTAGCGTTAGTGACCATCCAGAGGTTATACAAAACCTTATGGACATAGCAGACCTAAATTATGACCCCGATAGGGAAACAGAAACAGAAGAGCAAGAAGCTCTTGAAGAACAGGAAGAATAATAATGGCATTTCTAGACAACAGAGTGTTTGATAATGGTTTAACCATACTAGACACAGAAGCAAACGTAGTTCACGTAACTTCAGCAGAAGCTACAACTTATGCGGCGGCTACATCTACACTATCACTAGGTAACTCTACCTCACTTTCCATTGCGGCTCCTTCGGATCGTACTGGTGGTGGACGTAAAGTCACTGTATCAGCTATCTCAGACGGCTCAATTACAGGTACAGGTACAGTTACTCACTACGCTCTAGTAGACACAACTAACACACGTTTGTTAGCTACAGCGGCTCTTACAGCATCACAGTCAGTTACAAGTGGTAACACATTTACATTGGCTTCATTTGATATTGGTATCCCTGATCCATCTTAAGGAATAAACTATGGCACTTGTTATTAAAGATCGTGTAAAAGAAACAACTACTACAACTGGTACTGGGACTTACACATTAGCAGGTGCTGAAGTTGGTTTTCAATCATTCTCTGCTATCGGTAATGGTAATACTACTTACTATACTGTTACTGATGGTGGCGACTGGGAAGTTGGTATTGGCACGTACACTGCTTCTGGAACCACTTTAGCACGTACAACAATACTATCATCTTCTAACAGTAACAACGCAGTTAGTTGGTCAGCTGGAGAGAAGTTTGTATTTGTAACTCAACCTTCATCTAAAGCAAACTATCTTGATGCGTCTGGAAATGTAACTGGAACACAGTTTGACGAATATTTAGACTTTAAAACAGCATCTTCAAACCCTTCCCACACTGAAGGTCGTGTTTTCTATGATCAAACAAGAGACAGTTTAGCATATTATAACAGCGATAGCGCAATGACAGTACATACAGGTCAAGATAGTTTATTGCGTGTTTACAACGATACTGGGTCAACCATTACGTCTGGAACGCCAGTGTATCTAACTGGTGAAAGTAGTTCTATACCTACGATTGCACCAGCAAGTGCGTCTAGTACAGTTGAAGCCAGCTATGCAGTAGGCGTTCTTTCTACAGATATAGCTAATAGTTCAACAGGATTTGTTGTAACTGGTGGTATTGTTTTCTTTGATACATCATCATTGACTGCTGGTGAAAGAGTTCATGTTGGCGTAACGGCTGGAACATTACAGGAAGCCGCACCTTCATATCCATATTTTGCTACAGATATTGGCTTATGTTTGGTTTCATCTGCATCAGGTGGTTGTGTCTATGTAGAAATAGAACATCATACCTTCGAAGTATTTAGGGTAACTGGTAATTCACACTTTGACGCTGATATTACTGTAGATGGCGATTTAACTGTTAACGGTACGCAGACTATTACTAATAGTAACAACATTGCCTTGTCTGGAGCTTTTAGCTACTTCAACTCTGGGGATACTATCGGTGAGGCTAATACTGTACACACTGGCACTGGTCTGGACGATGCTATCTTTACTGGCCACTACAACGGTACAAGCTCAAACAAGACCTTTAAAGTTAAGATTACAACCCTAAAGACTGGTAGTGACGAAGACTTCTTCCGTTGGTCCACAGATAACTTTGCAACTCAGTCAGCTGAGATTGAAATTACAGGCGAAGATCAGCTTCTTGAGGAAAACATAAACATCAAGTTTAACGCTACCTCTGGTCACACACTAAACGACATATGGTCTGGAACAGCTTCCCCAGTTAATGTAGATACTGGTATAGCATCTAATAGGAATACTGGTACATCAGGAGTTGGTTATACCCACGTAGGTGCTTACTTTGATGTATCTACTAACTACTGGACATTCTTTGATGAGTATGCTCCAGAACCTACAGGTACTATAGATACTGGTCACGCCTCATTTTCCTACGGGACTATAAAAGTAGATGCTGTAATAGGAAACCTAACAGGTAACGTCACAGGTACTGCATCTAATGCTTCTCAGTTACTTAATGCTAGAACTATCAGTCTTAGTGGAGATGTAACTGGATCAGTGTCGTTTAACGGAAGTGCAGACGCAGATATAACAGCAACAGTAGTAAATGATAGCCACACACATGACACCCGATATGTGCAAAAGGCTGGAGATACGATGACAGGTACACTTAATGCTACAACAGTAGACTTTGGTGACTGGACTATAACTGAAAGTGGAGGCTCTCTTTACTTTGCTTACAGTGGAACAAATAAATTCAAACTCGATAGTAGCGGAACATTGTCTGTGACTAATGACGTACAGACTGACCAAACCATAACATAAGCTAATAGTGAGTACACGAAGATGGCAGTAAAAATAAACGGCACTGAGGTAATTGACGACAGTAGAAACGTAGTAAACGTGGGCAATGTCGATGGCAGAGATGTATCTGTCGATGGGGCTAAACTAGATAACGTATCTGCTAATGCAGACGTTACTGCCACAGCTTTACCTACAGCATTAACAGGTTTATCTACTAGTGCATCTCCAGCGTCTAATGACCTTATTGTGTCGTATGATATTACTGATAGCACTTGGAAAACAGCTACTGTTACAGCTACTGCTCTTCAAGGTCAGAAGGGACAGAAAGGCGAAGTTGGAGCTACTGGATCTCAAGGTATTCAAGGTAATACTGGAGCAACTGGTAGTGCTGGTTCTGCTGGAGCTAAAGGCCAGAAAGGTGAGGTCGGTGTAACTGGTAATACAGGATCGACTGGAGCTAAGGGTCAAAAGGGCGAAGTTGGAGTTACAGGTAATACTGGGTCAACAGGATCGGCTGGTCAAAAAGGACAGAAGGGCGAAGTGGGAGCTACGGGAGCTACAGGTAGTGCTGGATCTAACGGTTCTGCTGGAGCTAAAGGCCAAAAGGGTGAGGTTGGCGAACAAGGTATACAAGGTAATGCTGGTAATACAGGTTCAACTGGTTCCCAAGGTCAAAAAGGCCAAAAGGGAGAAGTTGGTGCATCTGGAGGTACAGGCTCTACTGGACAAAAGGGACAGAAGGGTGAGGTTGGAGCTACAGGTTCTACAGGCTCAACTGGATCAACTGGTAGTACAGGTTCGCAAGGACAAAAGGGACAGAAGGGTGAAGTAGGTAATACTGGCTCAACTGGTTCAACTGGTTCTCAAGGTCAGAAAGGCCAAAAGGGAGAAGTAGGAGCGCAAGGTAATAC